TGTTCTACAGTTGCTGCTAATTCTCCAAATTCCAAAGAACTAGGAGCAGTCGCACCAGTAGATCTATGAATTCTAATCTTACTGGCCATTAGAACGAACCTCCATTAACGTCTAAATTTTTTACATTTGTTGGTGTTAATTCATTAGTGGCAACCCACTTACTCAAATTTGCATCATAAACTAAAACTGAACCATTAGCAACATTAGATACGCTAGTATCTTGAAGACTTGCCATTGTTCCACCTGATGTGGAAGAAGTTGTCGGAACCTTAACACCCTGTGTCTGACCAACTCTTACTTTAATCGCCATAATTACACCTTAGTTGCGCCTTCTCTAACCAATGCTGATCCTTCTACAATTCTTGTTCTAGTACCACCAGAGGCAGTAAGAAGAAGATCATAGATATAACGTCCAGCTTTAATACCAGTTGTTACGGTGTCAGTCATATTCACTCTCACAATACCATTATCCCTATCGGGAAAATCCACTGTAAAATCATACTTCTTTGTACTGGAAGGATGCTTACGAAGTTGTGCTGCTCCAGTGTACCCATCAAGATCCAAAGGAGAATCAGATGCATCATCCGAAAGATTGAATGTTTGAGTAAAATCAGCCCCTTGATCAATCACCAGATTTACAACATATACAGCCATTCTTAATAGTTAGTTTTATCTAGATATATTTATCTAATTACAGTTTATCAATAACTTTATTCAAAAGTGTCTTGATATCACTCATTTCATTCTCTAAATTCTCAAGACGTTTCATTTCTTTCAACCGTTGATTATATTTTGATTTATAAGCAACGTATGCAGATTTATCGGTATTAATAATAGCACCACTATCATCATCTCTGAATAAATCAGATCTACCTTCAACTTGTTTATAACTCATTATGCTAATGCAATTGTTCTAAAGTCTCTAATTCTAGGAACCTTAGCCTGATTAGTACCAGTCATTATAACTTTAATCTGGAATCCATGAAATTCTACTAAATCATTAACTGTAAATTGATAATCCCTGAAATCATTATCAGACCTAGAGGCACCAATAAATTTATCAGGTCTACCATCATTATTTTTAGCATCAATTACTTCATCACCAAAACCATCCCCAGTAGTATCAGTTAAATTAGCAAAGCCAGGGAATAATTCAAATGTAGATTCTGATGTAGGTGAATCCAATCTAATCAAACGATATAAAACTCTTATATCATTAGAAACATGTCTATATGCAGCAAATCTTACTTGTAAAGATGTTGCTGGATTTTCTAGATCAACACGTTTGGTTATATAAATCGCAGCATTAGGATCATTAAATCTACTATTAACTTTTGGATCAACTTTATAATCAGATGTTCTTTGATCTAATCTATTTGTTGTTGTGATAACGGAGAGTCTATCCAAGTCAATCATAGGAGATACATTGGTATCCTTACTTGTTAACACATATTCTGTTGTAAATGATTTACTACCAGGTAATGATGTTAATTGATTACTTTCATTAATCTTAGAAGCAATTATTCTAGGAGTTTCAAAATAAGTAATGCCATTTAAAGACATAGCTTCAAAACCTTGATCTTGCCAAGAAGACTCATTACCACTAGCACTAGTTGCAGATACAGTTCTAACTTGACCATTTATATTTGTATCAGTTGGAGTCATGAATTCGACCATTGGTGTAATAGCCTCAAACTGTATATTTTGAGTTGCTCTAACTAATTCACCACCAAGAGATTCGGTATCAGAGAATTTTAACTTCTTAGATCCACCAGTACCATCTCTTGTAACTCCATTACCATTAGCAGTAGTATTAATTTTTATATAATAACCATCAAGAGTTGGTTGTAAAGAATTATCCACATCTGCAAATGAATGAGTTGTGTTAATTCTTCTTAATGAAACACCAGCAGCTTCATATTTACGTACTCTTCTATTAATTAAATGTGTTTCAGGAGTTGTATCATCTATACCTCGTGTAATTCCAGTAAGTTGTTTTGGTGTAACACCAGCATTAACTCCTGTATACTTGATAACTTCATTACCAATTTGAACATATCCAGGGTTAGTTGCACTAACTGTAAGACCTTCAAAACTTGTTAAGAATGATACATCACTTATTTCTACTGCAGATGTTGCACTAGCTGCATATTCCACATTTAATTTTGCAGTCGTAGTAACTCCTACTGCACCAGAAATAATAACTTTATTATTTGCAGCGTGCATACCATGATTCCTATGTTTCACATGGAAATGTAATCCATCTTTTTCTGGAGATATTGTATTAACTGATTGAGGAGTTCCATTATTCAATGCAGTTCCAACAACATTACTATTACTAACAGGTTTTAATACAGCAGAAGTATCAAAATCACCTTCAACTCTATTCAGAATAACACTATTAACATTTGAAACTGAACCAGCACTAAATCTAATATTTCTACCAGTTTCACCTAAACTTGCACCTAGAACATCTCCAGCTTTATATCCAGATCCACCAGCAGTTACACTAATTGCATTTACAGCTCCATTCTGAATAGTAACTGTAGCAACTGCACCAGTTCCATCACCCGTTATGGATGTTAAACCGATACCTGTATATGCTAAAGTACCAGATGCAGGTGTCAATCCAATACCAGTACTAGTTTGATACGTTGCAGTAGCCAAAGGCCCTAAGTGTGCAACAATATTACCATATGAAATATTACCACTTACAGTCTGTTGTAATCTAGAACCAATTGGCCAATTACTAGTTGCAGTACTGGAATTTCCAGCTAATTGAATCTTAACTTCATGAGAATTCACGTTCAATGGTGAAGGTCTTAGAATTGGTTTCTCCAATTCACCAACACCCAATTCTGGATTATAAAGTTTCAATGCGCCTGGGCCAGGAACAAACTTACATTTATTAAGTACAAATTTAAGATCTTCAAATTGACTTGCTTCCCAAGTAGCACCATTCTGAGATTTAAATAATGATCCCAAATAAGGTTGTGTGGAAACAATTCTTCTTTCACTTTCTTCTAAATTTCTATCTTCTAAATCTTCATCACCCATTCTAGCAATAAAGACATTATAATCATTAGACATGGATATTAAAGTAATTGCATATTCTCCACCACCACCTTCTAAGTATACAGGAGATGGGAATGTAAATCTAGTTGCTACTGTACCAAAGTCTGATGTATTAACTTCACTTGGTTCTAGTGTTTTTTCACCAAAAGCAACAATTCTTTGTGTAGGCAATCCAGTAGCCATAGTTCTTATCTGACATGTAACTGGAATTGCAGTGTCTTTTGTCTGGAAGAATATATCTATAGATGATACAAATATACCATTTGGATCAACTATTTCAATTGATTCTGCAAGAGGATCACTCCAGAAAAACTCTTCAGTAAATCTTTCAGTAAACGATTGTGTTTGGAATGTTCTTGTAGATGTACTATTTACTGTTGTACTATCAGTAAGATTTACTTGTTGAATCTCAGCATTTCTGATATTCATTATATCTTCTTGAACTGTATTCAGTGTACCTTCTGCACGGAAATTAGTTTCAGCTGAAGATACTCTATCAAGTACACTACGTGAATCAACAGAACTACTTGATAATCTAAATGTCTTAGATCCAGTCCTAAATTCAGGAGCAGATGTATCAGTTGGTTCTGGAATAAACAATGATCCTAATGCAGCACCTTTTTCATCAGCCACTAATTTAACATCAACTACTTTTGCAATAGCATTACTAGTTCTACCAGTAAGTATCATATTCTTAGCAATATATCCATGAAAATCTCCAAGAACTTGTTGTTGTAATGATGCAGTATCAATATTAAGAACTGAAGTTGTTGCAGAATAACTAGAACTCAATCCAACATTATCTGCATATGGATTAACATCATATATTATTCTAGGATTATTATATGAACCAAATTTATGATTTGGTTGTGCAGTTCTAAATGATATTCTTGGGCCAGATCCATTTCTCAAAGAATCGCCAACAGTACCATCAACCGTTTCACCAACCTGGAAAACTCCACTAGTCATTTCAATTTCAACCAATTTAGGAGTTACATACTTATCAAGATTTTGTCCATCGAAAAATGTATAGAATCTTGTTCTTGGTTGTATTCTAGTAGCAATAAATTCAATATTTCTAGATCTCATGAAAGGCATACTTTCCTGACTAACCATTTTATCACCAAGACTTTGAGTATCAATTCTTTCATTAACCTCAAATTGAATACCACTACGTGTTAGTCCAGTATCTATTCTGATGGTTTCTTCAAAGGTATCAGTTGTTGTATCAAGAAAATTCCTTATGGTTCCTCCATCACCACGCCATCCTACTTCCTCATTCGTCATTCGTCTGGCACCAGTGAATTGACTAGTAGTTTGAGAACCAGTTTGTACAGTAGAAGTACTTGTAGAAGACCAAACTTCTTCCCATGCACCCCAATCAGCAGGACTCAATCCAGTATTTGGATCTACTTCCAACTCTATCATTGTTTTTGCAAAATCACCTTCAACATCAACAACATTTGCATCAAGTCTTTTTTCATTTACCCATACATCACTAGCTGGGTTTAATTCAACACTACCAATCCAAGTAATAACTGCAAATGGGTTAACATTTTCAGTTCTAGTTGCAAATGGTTGTTTAATATATTCGGTTTCTGTATAATTTAAAGTTACAATATCCCCAGTCCTTTTTAAATCATTTGATTGTAAATCTGCAACCTCCGTCAAATCTGCTTGAGGATTAGCTGTAGTTCCTATACCAATAACCTGTTCAGATCCAACAAGAAGATCAAGACCATGAGTATAATGAGTTGGTCTTAATTCACCTGTAGATGCATCATTTGCAGCTCTATAACAAGGATGTCCAAGTGCCTGTGCTGCATGACTTCTAAAATTATCTACAAAGAATCCAGATTTAAATCTATTCAATCCAGTTTTTGCATCATCAATAACCAAACCAGCAGTATCAGTTTCTAATAATGATAATTGAGTATAAAATTCTACATTTTTCAATCTTCGTTCTAATCTACCAATATCAGACATTGTATATCTTTTATGTGTAGCAACAATTGCACGAGATGATTTTTCAGCTGATCTAACAAATGGTCTATTTGTAATAGTAGCTACAGTGAAAGTACCAGGAGGATCTGCAGGTGGTACTACATCAACAAAAGGTGCAGGAGATCCTTTCTTAACTTCAAAGAATCCATCTTTACTTAAGTAAATTTTATCTATTCTTGCAAGATAATGAGAATATGTTAATTTTATATCAGTATCACGTACCAAAACAACAGGTTTTGGATTTCCAGTAGTGAAACTACGAGAAGAATAATCAAATGGTGATAGGGAACCACTATAATCAGCAACACGAGGTCTTGCATCCATATAATCACTAACTGGTGTCCCTTTCCAGGTAGTCATATCTTCAATAAAATTATCTGGAGAATAACTATTAACTGTTGCAAAATCACTTGCATCACCGTCTACAATATAATGATCAAATATAATGGATATTCGTTTAGAAGGATCTGGAGTATTATCCTTTCTTATTATTCTTGCATAATCATAAAACTCTGATCTTTGGCCAGTATCAAAACTAAAATTCTTACTTATAAGTTTATCACCTTCATCCACTACAGAAACTTCACCAGTAATACCAGATGATTTAAAATCAATAATCTCTTCAAGATTAAATTCTAGATCATTTGTATATACAATATCTACAGTTGAAGTTGTGGAAGAAACTACTTTTGCAGCTGCACCACTAAGTCTACCAACAAGCAATTCACCTTGAACCGTATTAGTTAAATCTGTAGATCTATTAATGAGACTTAATCTAGGAAGATTTGGATCTCCTGCAGTAGAAGACTCAAATACAGCAAGAACACGTACACCATCAGGAACATTTAAAGATATTTCTTCATCTTGAACTCTAGTACCATAAACATTACTAGATGTTAAACCATCAGCTAAACCAGAAGCACCAGAACCAGTCAATCTAGAATTACTAATTGTTAACTTCCTACATTTCTTTAGTGTTTTAGTTTGGGAAGTTAATTCAGTTTTCTTTACAGTATATGTAAGTATTGCACCAGTATTACTAGCTTTTGATAATCCTACCAATGTAACTGATTTTTTATCAGCAGCAAATTGAAGATTTTCTTCCTTTAATGATTGAATAGATCCATCACTATATGCAACGTTATATCTTTCCTCATCGAAGTTTTCAAAAAATCTATCAGTTTCAGTTAATGTAACTGTACCTCTATTAGAAGCAACGTTAAAAGTTGCCTGTGATCTTACCTGAACTTCAGAAACACTTAAATCTACATTAGATATAGAATCTATTGGCAAATCAGAAATAAGAGTTGAATTTTGTGCATTAATTAATCTTGGCCTAATAATTTTAAAATCACTAGTTACAAGAGTAGACCCACTTGGTAATTCTTTCTGACAAACTCCTGACACATCTACAGCCAATGCCGCAACAGTAATAGTAGCACCAGAAGTTGAAACTGCTGTAACTTTGTTATATGTTGGATCAGACTCACCAGCCTTCTGATATTTTACAATATCACCAATCTTAACACCACTCTTAAATCTATTACCACCAACACTAACAGTACCACCAGTAGTAATTGAATACTCAGTTCCTGCAGGAGCTGGACTTCCTTCTCTTGAAAGAACAGTATCTGCATTAAATTCATTATCCCCAACATCTTGGAAAATGGATTTAACATCATCCATTGAATGTTCTGTTACTGCAGTAATTGTTTTACTATCAACAACACCATTTACCTTAATAGGTTCATCTACAATAAATGCACCACTTGTATCTTGTAAACTGAGAGAAGTTGCACCACTTGCAGCATCAACAAGATATCCTCTTGCACCACTTCTTTGACCTTCAATTAACGAACCCTTGATTGCAGTAAGACCACTATTTACAGTAAGGCCTGTAAATATTGATATATCCCACAAAAGAACTTCATATACACTAGAATCTCCAGTATATCCAGCAGCTTCTAACTTATAATCATATACTCTTGCATTTCCAATATGACTTCCAAATTTATTTGACTGAGTAGATCCTACTCTTTCATTTCTTAAATCAACCGTATAAGTTACACCAAGACCAACTCTTGGAGCTCCCCATGCACGATTGACCTTTATCTTAGAAACACCATCAAAAGAAAATACTTGATTCTCTAACTTTCTAACTGTTCTTGGTTTTTCTATATCAACAAAAGTATTACCAGGTTTTTCTATATCATACCCTCTAACATAAGCTTTACCAGGCCCTACCTGATATATCATCATATCTTCAGATGGTGGATTACCTTCAGATGTCTTCTGATTATCAAAATAAACACCATTATTACCTTGTCTATCATTAAGTGATTCTCTTGATTTTACAGAGAATGGTTTCACATAATAATTACCACTTTCATCGTAAGTTCTTCTAGCAAATTCATCACGTATAAGATTATAATCAGTTTTCTTAACATGTTTTTCTACATTACCACTTCTAATTCTCAATAATTCAATAAAATTAGCATCATCAAATACATCAACATCTTTTTTAATTAATGTTGGTTTTAATTGAAATCTATCAGCACCAGGAGCTGCAAAGTTAGAAAATCCAGCTGCATTATCGAATAAAGATGCATCTTCAAATGCAGTTACTACATTTTCCTCTAAAAATAACCCAATTCTTCCAGAAGCTTTAGTACTATATTGATCAACAATAACAGTTTGTGGATTTACTTTTACAAAATATCCACGAATAAAATATATACCTTCTTCAATAGATGCTGCACATCCAATAGCAGCTGCATTTACAGATATGGTTGTTGCAAATGGGTTATTAGCAATAACACGTGATTCTCCATACTCAATATCAGTAGTAGCTACTAAATTTTCACCATCATTAAAGACATTAGATACAAAATCACTACCAGATTTTGTATATTTAATATACAATGTATGTTTTCCTTTATCTGATTTAGTTGAGAGAACGTGATTAACTACTTTAGCCTCTACACCAGATGTTTGTCCTATTACCTTTTTACCAACTAATTTATCAAGATATTCAGATAATGGTATACCTAAAAAAGTATCTTCTAATTGTATTGCATAATATTGATTGTCATAACCAATTTGACCAGGAATGACCATCGAACCTTCTTTAAAGAAGTGTTGACCAAACTGTTCAATTTGATTTTGTAAAATAGTTTGTAATTGAGTTAATTCTCTTGCCTGAACAGGGCTACCAGGTTTAAAAAGAACTCTTTTGAAGTTCTTATCTTCATTAAAATCATCAAAATATGGAGAAACGTTCAGGTTTGTCTCTTGAGGCATTTTCTTAGAACTCTAATACGATTTTTACGTCTTCTTTCTGGGTAGCACTACGTTGTATTGCAGCCCTGTTATCTATGTATAACACCTCACCAGAATATTTTTTAACTTCTGGATTAGCTACACCTTCAATAAAGTCTTGACCCAGTTGCACAATTGCAGTTCCAACCGTAGTTGCAGCTGCAACTTGGGTAGCACTACCAAAACTAGTGTCTATTCCAAGAGCATTACCAGCAGCATTACCTGCAAGAGTATAAGTTCCTCCAGGCCCAATTTGGGATGTAAAATCAACCATTCTATAACCATAATCTGTCGATCCAATTCCAGTAGGTGTATACATTTTCAATACACCAGTTGATGAATCCCAATTCGCAACATAACCAACAGCAGTAGATCCAACACCAATTGTTTGTGATACTGGTGTATCAACTGCAAATGTAGTATCTGCAATATTACCACCACTTATAGTCTTAAGTTTAAGTGAAGTGAGGGAAACAGCACTAGATTTAGTTAAATCTCCACCCGATAGGGTTTTAGGATTCTTAACCACACCAACTCTTGCAAAATCATTACCAACTATAAAATCAGGATTAGATGTATCATTTTCAAATCTAGAATAAAGTAATACTCTATATGCACCCAATTCTTTATAAACATCAGCACCATGACCACCAGGAGGTGGAACTACAACTTCAATATTAGCTACAGATGTTCCAGCAACACCAACAGCTGATAATCCAGCAATAGGCCCACCAATTTCTGTACCAGGCCCTCCTGGATAAAACTGAATTTGTGCTCGTGTATAACCAGTACCACCATTAGTAACAGTTACATCAGAAACCTTTCCTTGTGAATTAACAGTTACAGATGCTTTACCACCCGTTCCATCACCAAGTATTGGAATATTATTAAATGTAGTACCTATAGGTTGATAACCATCACCAGCATTAACAATAACCGCAGTTTCAATTTTACCATCTACTGCATTATTCTTCACATCTGCAGTTTCACCAGTTCCCCAAGTATTAGGAACAGGCATAAAATCAATAGAATCAAATTTTATTATTTCTGCTGGTTTAATTGTATAAAGATACTTCCAAATATAACCATCACCACTAGTACCAGCAGCTCTTGGTTCTAAATCAACAAAATCTGGTTCGTCAAGTGACTGTCTACCTTGTGGGTTATCAGGACTTTGACCATTATTAATACAAATATAAACTTTAAGATCACTATTTACAACGTAATATTGTGCATCATATAAATTGGTAGAAGATGTCTTAGGACTTTGATTCTCTCTTGTATAACCATTCTTATACATTTCATAGACAGTACCAGCAGTCCAATTATTTTTCTTCACCATTCTTTGTATATCACCACTACTTAATTTCTTAAGTCCTAACATAGTATCCCAAACATCATTATATTCCCTAAATCCATCCATAGGAGCTGGAGTATTTTCATTCCAATCGGTTTTACCGTAACCAGCACTAACGTCTTGGGAATTTGGGAATCCAATGAATGTATAATAATACTGCGATGTATCAGCTACACCAGCGACAAAATTCGCAGCATTTAATATTCTAAATTGATCTGAAATAATCGCAGGCATTTTACTAGACTATTTTTGTTTATTTATGTAGTTTTATCAAAGTCACTGTAAGTTACAGCTAATGGATTGATACGTTTAACTTCAGGAGAAGTTGTTATACCAATATATCCATTCATATTATTAATATTAAACACTTTAGGTGCAGTAATAGACCTATTAATGTTAGTTAATTTACCCCAACTGTAATAACCAAGAGCAGCTCCTTTTGAAGCACCTGCATAGGTAGTTGCCGTAACAATACCAGATGCATAGGATTGTACATTACATGCAACTTTAACAGTTGCTGCATCAACATTAGTTACTGTTTCAACCTTATAGATATTATCTATCATAGTTGTTCCTTGACCAACAATATTACCATCCTTATCGATGGTTGTTGGGCCAGTTCCAGCAGTACCAACTCTAGAACCACGAACTACAAAGTAATCACCAACAGCAATTTGACTTCTTGCAATATTACCAAATGCAGCCTGATTAAGGAATGCATCAGAATCTAATGTAAGTTCTATTGCATGTTTACTGTTGGGCCCAGTAGTATCATAAGCAACTGCCGTAATAACTCCATAATCACCTTTTACAGTAACTGTATTACACGTTTCACGAGTTACACTTTGTTGACTTAATAATACTGTTGGATTTGTATTAGGAGTGTAACCAAATCCACCATCATTTACAGTAATTGCACTAATAGTACCACCAGCACCAACAGTTGCAGTTGCAGCTGCACCTACAGTTTCACTCTCACTCCAACAAATACTTGATGTTAAACCAACTGCAACTAATTTCTGATCTCCAAATGCAAGTCCATTAAATGTTTTATTAACAATAGTTCCTGCATTTTTGATTCGTTTCTGTTGCCAATCCATTCCATTTGAAGAATTTAAAACATATCCTTGTTGGCCAACAGCAACCCAAACATTTTCTTGATAACTAATAGCTTTAAAACTCTTATTATTCAATAAACCAGTAGATCCACCATTAACAACACTCCATGTTAAACCATCATCATTAGAATTAATAATACTTCCTGCAGCACCAACAGCAACCCATTTACCATCCGCATAAGTTATATCATTAAATCTAGTTGTAATTGCAGTTGTAGTAACACCAGACCAAACCTCACCATCTGTTGATCTGTATAATGCACCACCATTACCTACAGCAATAAATGTTCCCTCATTGTATCCAACTCCGAAAAATTCAGCACTTGCATACTTGTTAGCAACAATAAATGACGTTGAAATACCAGCCGTTCCAGGCTCACTATACAAAATTGTACCAGCAGCACCAACAACAACAGTTCTTTCATAAGGAACATCTGTAGCTATTCCTGTTAATGCATTGGGGAATAGATATGATCCAACAGCTGCAGCATTTAAATTCTGAGATATATTTTCATGATTATAAGTTGGTATAAATCCAACCTGTGTTCTTCTATAGATGGTAGTTGGGCCAAATGTTGCTCCTTTTGTAGTACTTATTGTAATTGTACCAGCAGCACCAACAGCAACAACCTCAGATTTAAGTCCAACAACACCATTTAATTGACCATATGTACCAGTTACTGATGCAGAAGACCAACCTATACCTGTTGTAGATGTATTAATACCAGAGGTACTTCCAACTGCAACAAATACTCCTTCAGGAATATAATCAATATCATTATAGTTAATATCAGTATCTGAATTTACTTTAGTCCAACCTCTACCAATTTCCCTAGTTAAAGGAACATTCACAAAGAGAGAAGTACCCAATCCAGATTGAAGTCTATTAAATTTAGCAATAGAAACTGTAGGAATATTTTCATACCCAGAACCACCACTTACAATAGAAATAGAACTAACAGTACCAGCAGATCCAACTGTAGCTAAACCAGTTGCAACATTAATTTCCTGTGTATTTACAATTTGTATTTGTCCAGGAATTTTATCAGTATTAGTTCTATTATCATAGGCACTGAATAATGGGAATGCATTATCAACGTAAGTAACAACAGAAGTTACTCCAACACTTCTAATCAATCTAGAACTAGGATAAAAATTACCAACTTGAAGTGGTCTATCTTTAGCAATAGGTAATCCATCAACTATCAAATCATGTTCTTGTTTCTTCCAAGCAGCAACTCTTAGAAGGGTTGGATTAGTACTAATTCCTCCTCCACCATATGGAGGTGTTTCTATCTTACTAATATCTTTAATTTCTGAAACAACACGATCTGTTTGTGTAGGAACATCATTATCTCTAAGTAATTGAATCTTATCACCAACTTTAACAGTTTCAACTGGATTTAAAGCTTCAATATCCTGATTACCACCTCTATAGAATAATATTTGTAATTTACTACCAGATTTAGGTGCCTCAACAAAAATTACTGTAGTACCACCTTCAAGTCTATAATTTTCTTTTGGTTGTTGTAATACATCATTCAAGAATATAAGTAGATTATTTTCTGGTAAAATAGAAGTATCTAATGATGCAATTGTAACAACATCCTTAGTTAATACAGTTTTTGTTAATAAGAATGTTTTCTTAACACCATTAAATTCTGATGAGAAATCATCAAGAGGAACTAATTGACCAAAACTATATCCAGAGAATTGATCTGTAATAGTTGTTTTAATGGTTAATGTAAATGGCGATGTTGAAACACCTGCACGAAATGGTATGCCCTGTACTGTTAATACTTCACCATTTTTATATCCAAAACCTCTTTCAGTAATATTAACATCCTTAATCACACCACTAGTACTAACCGTTGCATCAACCTTTAAACCACTACCAGATCCACCAGTTACAGATAATCCAGAATAACCAGTTGCAATACCAACTTTAATAGTTGGGAGTACTGTTGAGTGAGTACGTGGGTATGAATGTTGAGTTGTATTACCATCCTTAGTACATGTAAATACGAAGGAATTATCATTAAGTCTTACATATGATGTGGCTTTTCTAATCTTATTAGCACTTTGACCTGTTACGAATGTATGAGCACCTGTATAAGTAGAACCTCCAACCCAAACAGTAAATGTATCATTATCAACCTTAGTAATCTTTATCCATTTTCCAAAAATAGGATCAGTCTTTCTAGGATAGTAATGTCTAGTTGCATGACTATCTTTTGCACATGTAAATGGTAACGCACCTTCAAGAATATTAATTAAATCATTATTAACCAATCCATGACCTGTAGCCTTAACAGTTAAGATACCTGTTGATGGATTATATGCAGTACCACTTATTGGTGTAAGAGT